CAGCTCTGCGGTGACCCTCGCGGGGAGCGCGTCTAACCTCGCGATCGAGGGGGGCCGGTCGGTTGTCGACCTGAGCGCCCAGGCTGACGACGAGGCGATCGGGTGGGCGCGCGTCACGGACGCCGACCCGTGCCCGTGGTGCCTCATGATGGCCTCCCGCGGCGCTGTGTACCACTCGGAGAGGTCTGCTGGCGGGGCGAAGAATTCCCGCTTCATCGGCGATGGTGACTTCAAGTGGCACAACCATTGTGGGTGCGTCGCTGTCGCCGTGTGGCACGACGATGATCCGGTGTTGAAGACCGCCGACGACCTGTACGACCAGTGGCTGCAGGTCACCGCCGGGCACTCCGGCCGGGACGCGGTCAACACGTGGCGTCGCCATTGGGAGAACCGCGACGACCAGCCGGCCCCGTAGCCGTCGCTCCATAGACCAGGCGCCTTCACGGGCGCCTTTTTCATGCCCGCAGCCGATGAGGTGACGGGCTCACCTGCCACGCCTACGCGATGTGGTTGTGGCTGACCGGAAGAAGAAGACGATGAGCCAGGACGCGACGTCCGACGCATCTGAAGGCACCACCGCCTCGGCGACCGAGGATGAAGGCACCACCCAGACCGAGCAGACGGCTGGAAATGCTGTCCAGAACGAACAGCAGAGCGACGGCAAGGGCGAGCAGCCCGCCAAGAGTAAGTCCGGGACCGATGAGGACAAGCTCGGCGATGGCGGGAAGCGGGCCTTGCAGGAAGAGCGGAAGGCTCGGCGCGACGCCGAGAAGAACCTCACCGCACTTCAGGCGCGTCTGCAGGAGTTCGAGGACCGCGACAAGACCGAGTTGCAGCGAGCCATCGAGCGTGCCGAGGCGGCAGAGAAGGGCGCCTCGAGTATGCGGGTCGCGAATACCCGCCTGATGGCTGCGGTGACACACAACATCCCGCCGGAACTGATGGACCTGCTCGGCGATGGCACCGACGAGGAGATCGACGCCCGAGCGAAACTCCTCGCGGACAAGCTCGCCACTGCGGCGCCACCGCCTGAGTCTGCCCCTGAGCCGGAGCGTAGAGCGCCGGTGTCGACGCGGCCTGTGGAGTCCCTCACCGCTGGCGGTCAGCCCGCCGGCCAGAAGGCCTTGGACATGGACGCGATCCTTCGCCAGATGTCCGGGCGCACCTAACCCCCTGATCGATCGCAGCAACCGGACCGTTGGCACGGGCCGGGGCCGCTGCATGCCCGAAAGGAAGTCCCCCCGTGCCTACCTACAACTCCCTCGTTAGCAGGGACAACAGCGCTGACCCGCTGATCCCGGACCCGGTCTCGGACCAGATCATCCAGGAGATGCCGACGAAGTCGTTCATCCTGGACCGCGCCCGTCAGGTGCGGATGAGTACCAAGAGCCAGCGGCAGCCGGTCCTGGATGTACTTCCGACGGCCTACTGGGTCTCCGGCGACACCGGGCTCAAGCAGACGTCGGCCGTGGACTGGAAGAACGTCAGCCTCGTGGCTGAGGAGCTCGCGGTCATCGTCCCCATCCCGGAGGCGTACCTCGACGACGCGCAGGTCCCGATCTGGGATGAGGTTCGACCCCGGATCGTCGAGGCGATCGGCGCGAAGATCGACTCCGCGGCATTGTTCGGCGTGGACAAGCCGTCTTCGTGGCCCGCCGCGATCTACCAGTCCGCAGTCGCGGCCGGGAACACCGTCCGGGCGGGAACCGCGGTCGACTTCGGCGTGGACGTTGCCGCGCTCGGTGAACTCGTCGCGAAGGATGGCTTCGCCATCAACGGGTTCGCCAGCCGTCCGGGCCTGACCTGGAAGCTGACCGCGATGCGGTCGACCCAGGGCGTTCCGTTGTATCAGCCGAACCTGCAGGAGGGCGCTGGCCCGGGCCGTCTGTACGGCTACCCGGTCAGCGAGGTCAACAACGGCTCATGGGATGCCGACGAGGCCGAGCTGATTGGCGGCGATTGGGGCTGCGCGATCGTCGGCATGAGGCAGGACATCACCTACAAGATGTTCTCCGAGGGTGTCATCTCGGACGCTTCCGGAGCGGTCGTCCTGAACCTCATGCAGCAGGACTCGGTGGCGTTGCGCGTCACGATGCGCGTCGCCTACGCGACGTCGAACCCGGTCACAACCCTCAACGCGACTGAGAACACCCGGTTCCCGTTCGGTGTGGTGCAAGCCGCCACGGCGGACAGCGTCGTCGGTTCTGCCTGATCCGATCCGATCCGGTCGGGCGTCGTGGCTGCCGCGCGCTGGCCGCGGCGTCCGACCTTTCGGAGGTGACTGATGCGGATCCTGGCGATGGTCGCGGCGTATCCGCCTGACCGCTGTGTGGGCTCGTGGATCATGACGCACGCGCTGCTGCGAGCGCTCGTTGTCCGCGGGCATCAGGCGGATGTGGTGCTCACGGCGGCGTCAGGGGCTCCGTATGCCCTCGACGGTGTGAACGTGTGGCCGCACGTCGACAAGGGCGACCCGTTCCGGTTCATTCAGGACGCCGATGTGCTGGTCGCACATGCGGAGTCCGCGGGTCGGGCGGTGGCGCTGGGGGAGATGTGGGGTGTACCGGTCGTGAGGCTGGCACACAACACGAGCCCGACCACGGAGTCGTCGATGCGTCGCCGTGCGGCGGCGCTGACGGTCTTCAACTCCCAGCACATGGCGGACCTGTTCGCCGCGGAGGCGGGACCGTCGATCGTTGTGCGTCCACCGGTCGACCCAGCGGAGTACGCGACGACACCGGGTGATCACGTCACACTCATCAACGTCACACACGACAAGGGCGCCGAGACGTTCTACTCGCTCGCCGAACGGTTCCCCGATGTGCCGTTCCTCGGTGTTGAGGGCGGCTACGGCGTACAGGTCACCGACGACCTGCCCAACGTCGAGATCGTCCCGCACACGCCCGCGGATCGGATGCGGGACGTCGTGTATGCCCGCACCCGGGTCCTGTTGATGCCGTCGGCTTACGAGTCGTGGGGTCGTACCGGTGTCGAAGCGATGACGAGCGGCATCCCGGTGCTCGCACATCCCGCGGCCGGCCTAAAAGAGTCACTCGGCGACTCGGGCGTGTTCGTGGACCGGGACGACATCGATGGGTGGGAGCGGGAGCTTCGGCGTCTGTTGGATGGCCGCCGGTGGCGTCATGCGTCGAAACGCGCGAAGGCGCGGGCTGTCGAGCTCGACCCGTCCCCTGACCTTGCTGTGTGGTGTGCGGAGCTTGAGAAGCTCGGTGCGCAACGTGCCCGGTTCCGTGCGCTCGCCCGTGTCTGAGTGGAGGTGAGCGTGGACGCTCTCGCAACCGTCGAGGACCTTGAGGCGCGGCTCGGGCGCGACCTCACCACCGATGAAGCCGTGCGTGCCGGCGCGATGCTCGCGGACATGTCCGCGATGGTCCGTTCGTATACGGGCCAGGACTTCACGGTCACCGAGGATGACCAGGTGACCTTGCGGGGCGTCGGCGGGGAAATTCGTCTGCCGCAGCGACCGGTGACAGAGGTGTCCACGGTTGTCGCGATCGGCGGCGATGGACTGCCCGATGTTCCACTGGTCGACTGGGTGTGGGACGGCATCGACACGATCCGTGTCGGTGACGGCAGCTTCGTCATCAACCTGCCCGAAGTGTGGTGGGACGATGACGGATACCCGGGCACCTACCGGGTCACCTACAGCCACGGATACGAGGAGACACCCGGGGACGTCCTCGCGGTCATCTGCGGGGCGATGCTGCGGGTCTTCATCAACCCGAACGGCTACCGGTCCGAGACTGTCGGGTCCTACTCGGTGACCTACGCGTCCCCGGGTTCGGGCGAAACCGTTGGCACGTCCCTGACACGTGCTGACCGGTCAGTCCTCGACCGGTACCGGCGTAAGGCCGGGACCATCAAGGTCAGGCGTTGATGCTAGGCCCGCACACCGTCACCGTCATCCAGCCCGCCGGCCGGGACAACTGGGGCGACACGCAGGCCGACAGCGCCGAGACGGATGTGCCTGGCTGCTTTTGGCAGCCTCGCTCCACCTCGGAACGGACGACCGGCCAGGACACCGTGATGATCAACCCGTGGGTGTCGATGCCACCGTCAGCACCCATCGAAGCGACGAGCCGCGTCCGGTTCGAAGGCGTCACCTACGAGGTCGTCGGCGAACCCGCCCTGCACCACACACCCAGAGGACCGCACCACTTCGAGGTGGAGCTGAACGAGGTCAAGGGGTGAGCTATGGCCCGGGAAATCTCCTACACGCCTGATTACAAGGGCACGGGCAAGCTGATGCGCGGTAAGGAGATGGAGGCCTTCATGCGCCGCAAAGCGCAGGAAGGCAAGCAGTACGCCGAAGCGATCGCACCGCGCGACACCGGCGAGTACGCCTCGGCGTTCCGTGTCGCCTCGACCCGCTCCGGCGATCGCGCTACCGCCTACCTCTACAACGACTCTGATCATGCGTTCCTCGTCGAGTACGTCGATGACTACCGGACCCTCGGTGTCGTCGCGGACATCATCGAGAACGGTCTGTGATGGTCGTCCTCGCGGCGTTCCCGGACGTGGAACGCGCTGTCGGTGACCTCGTGACCGGCCTCGGAACAGCCGGGTCGGAAACGAACATCACCCTGCAGTCCACGCTCCCGTACATCCGGATTCGTCGCCTCGGCGGTTCCGATGACCGGGTCACGGACGCGGCCCGCGTGGACGTGCATGTGTATGACACGGACGCGACGGCAGCGAAGGTGATCTCCGAGCAGGTCCGGCAGCGGCTGATCTCAGGGCCATCTATGACCGGCCACGGGATCATCGACCGGGCGTGGACCGAGATCGGCCCGCAGACGATCCCAGCTGACGACACCGCGGATATCCGTCAGGTCGTCGCCACTTACCGCATTTCGATGCGCCGCCGCTGACCAGCGGCTCCTTTTTCAGGCCCGCCAGCCTGTCCCAGCCCCGCCCGCGGGGCCACCTATCCCGCAGAGGGGAACATCCATGGCTGGCGTCAGCTATGACGATCTTCAACAGCGCAATGCCGCGCTGATCTTCAAGGCCCTGCAGGGGTCCGTGTTCGTCGCCCCGTCGAGCGTCGCAGCGATCACCGCACTGACCGACACCGACAAGCTCCTCAAGGAACTCCCCGAAGGGTACGAGGACGTCGGCTGGATCAGCGACGACGGAGCCCAGTTCTCCCGCGACACCG